TAGGCTATAAAGTTAACGGCGCCAATTCCCTTGAATTTGGTTATGGCGTACAAAGTAAAAGCCCTGCCCCAGACTATGCAAGTGCAATAGAATTTGGTAGCAGTAGAATAAAAGCTAGGCCCTCTTTATCTAACGGCATAAACAGCCAGGTTAGAAACTTCCAAAAGAATTTCCAAAGAGAGATAGGAAAAAGGTTAGAAGGACGGGGAGGATTAATTAAATGAGATCCTCAGATATTGTAAATCAGTTGGCTACAGTTTTACCCTCCCTTGTAGACGACTTTACGGATCAAGTCCCTGTTTCCTCTATTGTACAAAGTTCGGGTGTAGCTACAGCAACTACAAATAGCCCGCACGGTTTAATAGCAGGAAGACAAATTATTATTACTGGTGCACAAACTCCTATAGAAATTTTAAGCATTTCTCGGTTAGGCAGTATTGCAACAATGATTACCCAAACGGACCACGACATAACCGAAAACGCAGGATTTAATGTACAAATTAACGGGTCAGACCAATCGGAATTTAATGGAAGCTTTGTTTTACTTAAGGTACCAAATAGAAGAACTTTAAAATTTACCGTTTCAGATTCCGGCCCAACTAATTCTACTGGCCCAGCCCTTTTATTAAACGGCTCTAGTCCTTTTAATAACTATAACGGGTTAGTCCAAATTACGTCTACGCCTAGTGAAAACACTTTTCAGTATTTAGTTCCTAGCAATTTATATAGCCCTGCAGAGGGAGCAATAATAGCCAAATCCAATCCCCGCATTTCTGCTTCGGTAGATTTTGAAAGGCTATTAGAGGCTTATACTAAACAAGGACAAGATAAAGCGTGGCTATTTGTAGTGCTAGGCGATAGCATTGCAGATAAAAGCCGAAAGATTGAAACGGACAGCACAGATAATATCCAGTCAGGAAATTATTTCAACCAAAGGTTGGTGCAGTCTTTTTCTTTGTATTTGTTTTTACCTACTAACGAACAAATTGCAGCTAGGCAAGCACGCGACAGGTGCGAAGAATTATTAAAGCCTATTTGTAATAGCATTCTGACGTACAAATTTCCTTCGTTAGTTGAAAACAATAATAACCCGTTAATGATAACTGGCCACGGGTTTCAAACATACAATTCCGCATTTTACGTACACCAATATGCTTTTGAATGTACTTTACAAATGGGACCAACAGATGTATTTATTCCCGATATAGACGTGGCTTTCAGAGATATTTCTATAGATATGGGTATAAGTCATGGAAGTGAAAACTTAATTGCTTCAATAAACTTAGATGAAGAGCCTTTATGAAAATTAAATTGAAAATAAATAATGTTCAAAACTATTCAGGATTTGTTATAATAGACTCGGATGCATACGGCAAACCCTTGTCTAAGTTTTGGAGACAGAGATTAAAAGATGCACAAACCGACAATTGTGTCGAACCAGTACCACCTAAACCAAAACCAAAACCCAAAGCGAGGAAGGTTGAGAAATGACTATTATTAGACAGCCAAAAACAAACTTTGTGATTAGCCCTTCCTCACGGACGGCGTTAAACACAGAACAGAAAATTTTAATTGTTGGCCAAATGCTAACAGGTACAGCTACCCCGGGCCAACTAGTTCAAAATATAGCTAATGGCGGAGCGGAAGACGCTTTATTTGGCCCACGTTCAATGTTAGCAGGATTAGTTCGCGCTAACAAATCTAGAAACCAACAAGTTCAAGTTGATGCTATTCCGTTAGGCGATAACGGCACAGCTACTAAGGGTGAGATTAGTGTAATCTTTGCTGGTTCCCCAACTGAATCCGGAACACTAACGGTTATCGTTGGCTCTGAAAAAAATCATAAATATAGTATAGCTATTAGCTCAGGCGACTCGCTTACTGTTATAGGTGATGCAGTTGAAGCTGCAATCACTGCAGATCCTACTGTACAAGCTACCGCATCTAATAACGCAGGTACAGTAACTATTACCGCAGCTAATGGTGGTACTTATGGTGACAGCATTCCTGTAGAAGTTAGAGGTTCTATTGCAGGCCTGGGCAGTTCGGTTAACCTTTCTACTGTTGGCGCAACAGATCCTGTTTTAACAGGTATTTTTGACGTTATTGGCGAAACTCGCTACCAAGCGATTGTTTGGCCTTACCCTGCCGCAACAACTGAAGTGCTAAGTTTATTAGATGCACGATTTAATGCAGACGGCAAGGTTCAAGATGGCGTAGCATTTACCGCTGTTAACGATACCGTTGGTAATTTAACAACTTTAGCTAGCGGGCTTAATAGCCAATCCCTAGTTATTTTTGGAGGTAAATTAGAATCAGAAACTAATTACAAAGGCGGCGACATCGTTGAAACACCTATGATGAAAGCCTCTGCTTTTGCAGGTTATAGAGCACTAAGGCTTGACGTTGAAGGCTTTGCAGTTTCAGATTTAGTAATTAGTTCAAATGGAGCATTAGATGCTTTAGGCGGACCGGCTTTAGCTTCTAAGCCTTATTTCAATACCCCTTTTTCTGATTTAATTCCTAGCCAAACAGGAAGAGGCTTTGATGATTTAGAAATTGAAACTTTATCTAATGCCGGTGTTACTGTTGTTGGATCTAATCCTGCAGGAACAGCAGTTGTAGCAGGTGAAGTCTATACTACTTACAAAACTGATACTGCAGGCAATGCTGATATTAGCTTTAAGTTTTTAAACTACGTAGATACCTCTAGCCAAGTTAGGGAGTATTTCTACAATAATAACCGTAAACGTTTTGCTCAATCCCGTTTAACCGAAGGCGACATTATTAAAGGTCGTGATATGGCAAATGAGCCTGTAATTCGATCTTATTCTAAAAGACTTTACCAAGATCTTACCGGCGCTGATTACGTTTTATTAGAAGCTGGTGAAACTTCTTTGAATTACTTTGACGAAAACCTAATTATTTCTATTGATAAAGCATTAGGCAAAGTTAGCATTCAAATGAAAGTAATTTTAGTAACCCAATATAGAGAAATTGCGGGAATAATCCAAATCGCTTTCTCAACTAACGATTAAAGGGGATAAACAATGGCAACACAATTAAATGATATTACTATTTTGGTTAATGATAGCCAAATAGCTTATGACGCAGATTCACTAAGTTGGAAAGACGGCTTAGGTGAATACCAAATGCGAAGCGCAGTCGTAGGTGGGGGTCAAACTGAAAGAATCTTTAGTGAAGACCTATCCACTAAAATGGGAATGGTTAAATTTACTATGCCCTCTACGCCTGAAAACGAATCTCTTAAGAGAGCCTGGAAAACAAACAAAGACCAAAACGTAATAGAGCTAGTTGGCTCACTTGGTACAGGTTATGCTAAAGTTTTTCAGGGTGCTGCGCTACTGGAAGACCCGGAAACGAGTGCTGCTACTGATGGAAGTATTACATTAGAGTTTAGCTCCGAGCCGGCAGTATAATTCTATAAGAGGTCTAAAAAATGAATGAGGTCATTTATCAATTAGAAACACCCTTTAAGTATGCTTTAAAGGGTGAACAAGTCGAGGCAAGTTTTATTACACTAATTGCCCCTACCTATAAATCCGTTGCAAACTTTGCTCCAATTAAGCAAGCTTTTACTTCGGCAATTTCAGAGCTATCCCACGGCACTTTATCCGAAGCTACTAATGAAAGTAGTTCGGATGAAGCTGCAGGGGAAATCGATTTAAAATCAGTGATGCATGTGTTGTACAACTGGTCTGGCGATACATCTAAAGTTTTTTTACATGCTGAAGCACTGTTTAAAAACGGTTCTGCTTTAGTAGAAGGTGAAACTAAGTTCACATCACCTATGTTAGAAAAAATGGATTTCCGTGATGTGGAGGGCTTATTGGGTACGTATGTCTCAAATTTTATAGCCAAGTCCCTGATGGATGGACTAGATTAAAACATAGAAGTGAAATGGCCAGGTTAATGGCCTTTTTTGAAGGCGGGTTAAGTTATTCGGATTTGTCAGATATGCCAATGGATGAATTCGTAGGCTTTATTCAAGAAGCAAACAAGTTGGCATCCGAACGAAAAGCTGAAATGGGGAAAGCCAAACATGGTAAATAAAGTTAGCTATTTAATAAAGCTAAAAGATCAATTCTCCGGCGTAGCTAACAAGGTTAGCCGCTCTATGGGTACAGTGGCATCTAAGGCTAGACAAACCTCAACTGAAATCCGCAAGCTTACTAGGGACACCGAAAAACTTAAAAACACATCCAGATCGTTAGCGCGATCCGGTGCGGTTATGAGTGCGGCTGTTACTACGCCTTTTGTTCTTATGAGCAAAAGTATGATTAACGCCGCCAGTGACGCCGAAGAAACTGCGAATAAGTTTGGGGAGGTTTTTAAAGGCATTGATTCCCAATCATCAGCAGCAACCCAAAGGCTTGCCCAGGGGTTTGACTTAGCTGATTCAACTGTTCAGGAATTACTAGCTAATACTGGTGATCTCTTAACCGGGTTAGGTATGACGTCGGAACAAGCCTTGCAGTTATCCGAATCTGTTGTGGCTTTATCATCGGATGTTGCTAGTTTTAAAAACGTTGAGGGAGGAGCGGCAAGGGCAGCTAACGCCTTAACAAAAGCTCTCCTCGGTGAGCAGGAAATGCTAAAAGATACTTTTAAAACTGCTGTTTTAGAAGCCGAAGTTAAAGAAAAAATGATCGGGATTAAGCGCAAAGATCGCAGATTAACCGATCAACAAGCTAAAGCTATAGCAACACTGCAAATAGTTACGGAAAGAAACACTGCAGCTATTGGCGATTACGCTAGAACTAGTGAGGCTTATGCTAACGTCTCACGGAAATCACAAGAAGCCACTAAGCGTTTATCCGAGACATTTGGTAAACTAATGCTTCCTTTAGCAGTTAAAGTTACCAATGCACTAATTGAAATTGTTAATGCTATTAGCAACCTATCCCCCGGGGTAAAAAAGGCAGTGTTAATGTTTGGCGGTTTAATTGCAGTTGTTGGGCCATTATTGTTATTACTTTCTGCCTTTGTATTTGTTGCAGCAACAATAACGGGAACAATGGTATTAGTTGCTGCGGGTGTAACCGCTGCTATAGCTGCTATTGGCGCACTAATAGTTTACTGGGACGACATTGTTGAATCCTTAGTATCAACATTTGAAACCGCTTGCATAACCGTAAAAAATAGCTTTAACTCTTTTATTGGCTTTATGATGGCAGGTTTAAACAAAGTAATTACTCCTATAGCTAATGTTTCTAACATTTTAGTATTGGCATTTAAAAATGCATGGTCTACAATAAAAACTGGCTTCGTTTCATTTATTAACTTTGTAATTGCAGGATTAAATAAAATAATTGCACCATTAAATGATGTTTCTAGCATGTTAGGCTTCGGCGATATAAATATTAGCCCTATTAGCACTTCGACTCCACTGCAAAACCAATCTATTGATCTTAATGGTGAAATTTCAGTTTCTGCTACAGGTAATGCTGAAGTTAAATCAACGGCAATGACTGCAAAAACGTCGGGTTTAAATGCAGGAATTAATATGAGGGAATCATCTAATGGCTAATGAAAATGAAATATTTTTAGGGTCCTATAAAGAAATCCCCATCCGGATTTCGGGTGGATCTTTAGAAGGGGGTAGGCGAAAAGCTATAAAACTGTTCCCAAATAAAAACACCCAAAGTGTTGAAGATATGGGTGCTATTCCCCGAAAGTATAAATTAGAAATAATTTTAAGCGATTCGCAAGCCAGCGATTATTTTGGTTACAGAAAACAGCTACTGGCTTCTTTTGAAAACCCTGCACCTGGAACTTTAATCCATCCGTTTTATGGCAGAATTGACAATGTAGTTAGCACAACTTACAATTTAAACGAAAGCTTTGGTGAATTTGGTAGTGCCATTATTTCTGTATCTTTTGAAATAACTGAAAATATAGGTATTCCGCAAGACTCGGGTTTATTAAGTTCTAAAGTTATATCTTCGAATAATAAGGTCCAAGATAGCTTAAAATCTTTTATTGGGGATTCTTTTAAAGTTAGCAACAATGTTGTTAGTAATATTAATGACGCTACAAATAAAGTTAATGATATTATTGATTCATCAGAATCTGCTACATCTTTTGTAGGCGGCGCCATTGGCACACTTACAGATTTTGTTAATGATAGTACGGCTTTTGTAAGCGATGCTATTGGTACAGTTAATGCTAGCAATGCTTTTAATGTCTTTAATGCTACATTGGCCAAATTCCGAATTAATGTAGTTAGTGCAGTCTTAAATCCTGCAGGGTTAGAAGGCTCATTATCTAATTATTTAAATTTAACTTTCCGGGAAATAAACGGGCTTTATAAATCTCCTTTGTCAACTTATAATGTATTTAAAAATCTTTTTAAATTTGGAAACGATGATAAAAAATTTAAAACCACCACGCCCATTTTAAAAGAAAGAAAATATAATCGTGAAGTTTTAAATTCGTATGTTAAAGCCTCGTCTTTTAGCTATGCCCAACTAGCTGCTATCAGTATAGATTATGCCACTACAAATGAAATTGATTCGGTAGCTTTTGAATTAGATAACCAGTATTTAGAAGTAATGGAAAGCGAAATAGACCAAATTACAAAAGACCAAATTAGTGAAACCCGTTTATTGGTAACGCAGGCATTGCAAGAGGTTAGAGTTAGAACTAGCACAGTTATTAGTATTGAAACAAATTTAACCACTGCGCGATTAATTGCCTTTAATTATTACGGGTCGGATGAATTAGGTGAAGCAATTTGTGATCTAAATAGTTTTAAAAACGTTTCTTTTGTTGAGGGGCAAGTGGAGATATTAAGACAATGAATTTAGAAGTGAACGGTATTACTTATAGCAACTTTATATCGGCCCAATGCACAATACGTCTAGATTCTATTGCTTCTACTTTTGCTTTTACTGCAACAAATCCCAATGGCACAGAATTACCTTTTAAAGGTGGCGAATCGTGTAGAGTTAGTATTGACGACGAAGTAGTTTTAACGGGGACAATAGAAGTTATTAATTTAAGCTACGACTCAGGTGACCACATAATTAGTATTCAGGGGCGAAGCTTATCGTCTAAACTATTAGATAGTACCTTAGGAATTTTTGACGACGTTATAGGGGAAGGCTTAACGCTTAAGGCCCTAATTAAAAACGTGTTAAAACACATTAATTTACAAATTCCGGTTTATGACAATGTTAACCCCGAGCCTTTTAATTTATCCGAAGACATAGCAGCCCCTGAGCCAGGTGATAATGCTTTTAAGTTTGTAGAAGAATATGCTAGAAAAAGGCAGGTTTTATTACGCCCCTCTGCTGACGGGGGCATCGTTATAGACAGGAATTCAGGAATAAGTTCCGAAGGTTCTATCCAACACATATTAAATAGCGATAACAATAATGTTATTTCTTCCAGCTACAATTATGATATTACAGGCAGATTTAATCTTTATCGTGTCGCTTCCCAGTTAAATCCCACCCCCCTTAACTTTGCTAACGGTACAGACCTCGCCGCATTAGTAAACCAGGAGGGTGGGGTTTTTGATAATAATATATCACAAGGAAGACAACTTGTTATTATATCAGAAACATCCTATTCTAGTGGCGACTTATCTAAACGGGCAAAATGGGAGGCGGATATAAGAAGGGCAAGAAGCCAGACTTATAATGTACAACTGCCCCTATTTAGAATCCAAGGTAATTTGGGAGAACTTTGGCAAATTAACCGCC